CGCTTCACTTGCTGGTGGTAGCGGCAATGATGATGCTCTTCAAGCAACGCTTGTTTTTGAAATCCCATCTTCGCTGACAGCTGGAGGGGTTGCTAGAACTTTGGCTATCCGCCTTTATGACTCTGACGGTGCACCTCCGGCAGTCGCCCAAGCGACGGTCACCAAGGCTGACGGTGTCACCACAGAGACAATTGCAGCTGCGGATATTATTCACATAGGCATTGGTGGGTTGTCAGATAACACACCGGCAACTGGTTTGAACTTTCTACTGTCTGCTATTAATAGCGGCGACGACGGCACGGCTAACATTAGAGTGCTTGATGGTGCCTCATCTAACGTTGCAACCGGTTTTGGTGACATAACTGCATCGTTGGTGGCAAACAAGTCTTCGACTGCTAACGCAGGGCTTAAATTGGTTGCTAATAAGGCTAACGCACCCATGGGTGTTGTACCTAAGATGCGAGCCTACCAGCATGATGGCACGCTTACTGCTCTTGTTGATGGGTATGCGTCTGCAGGCGCTGACTTCCTGTTTGAGCCTCCGATTGTTGGCAACGAACTACAGGACGATCCAAGATGGCTTGGAGACATAGAAAAGGGCAACACCAAGTTTCTAACAGGTTCTGGATGGAGCGATCTCCCAGTAAGCGTAAAGTGGCCACGGACACTGCTGAGACACTCAGCGTCGGACGGGGAACTCCCGGAGACAACCAAAGCATATTTTGGATTGCAGACTGTCCGAAGTCATGCGTCCACCCGACATGACACTGGTTATGTAGACAGGGTTAGAGCTCTAGCTGATGATGCAGTCGCCAATGGTGGCGTACAATATTCTTGGATATTCAGCCTTGATGATGTAATGGTTGTTCCGCAATCGCAAGCAGCAGGGGAAAGCGGAGAGAAGGTCTATTATCAAAGTGGTTCTAGAGTTTCTAATGAATCATTCACAGCCGGTAATAGTGCTGCAGATTTGTTACACAAAGATTATAACAAATTTACCTCTCCGTTTTTCGGCGGGATAGACGGTGTGAATATTTTAGAGTCGGACCCTTTCAATAATAGAGTGTTGAATTCTTCGAATTCGCCGGATGAAAAATCATCATATGCATACGCATCAGTCAAGAGAGCTATTGATTCAATCTCTGACCCTGAGGTCGTTGAGTATAACATGGCAGTTATGCCGGGTATAACCGAGCCTAGGCTGACCACAGCTCTAGTTAGAAATTGTGAAGCACGCGGCGATGCATTGGCAGTAATTGACCTGCCGGATGTGTATGTTCCGCCACACCAGCTGGAGAAGTCTACATTTAAAGATCGATTAGTGAATAACGTACAGCAGAGTGTTGATGCTCTTTCGGAAAGAGGGTTGAACTCTAGTTATGGCTGTGCGTATTATCCTTGGGTTAAGGTTTACGATGAGATAAACGATGCTCAGGTGTGGGTGCCACCATCCGTGGTGGCAATGGGTGTAATGGCGAACACGGAGAAGAAAGCAGCCTTGTGGTTTGCCCCTGCCGGCTTTAACCGAGGGGGTCTCACCGAAGGATCAGCTGGAATTCCTGTGTTGGGAGTGACAGAGAGGGTGTCCTCTAAAGACCGCGATAAGCTTTATGAGGCAAACATAAACCCTATAGCTTCATTCCCTGCCGAAGGGTTGGTTGTTTTCGGCCAAAAGACCTTGCAGATATCTCAGTCGGCCTTAGATCGAATAAATGTTCGTAGGTTGATGATCTATGTTAAGAAAGAGATTTCAAGGATCTCTTCTCGGATGTTGTTCGATCAGAATGTCCAGTCCACATGGGATCGCTTTGTTGGACAGGTTACACCATTCTTGACGAGAGTCAAGGTTGGTTTCGGGTTGACAGATTTTAAGGTTGTCTTGGATAGCACCACTACAACCCCAGATTTGGTCGACCGAAATGTCATGTATGCTAAGATTTTCTTAAAGCCAGCCCGTTCAATAGAGTTTATTGCTGTAGACTTTGTTATAACGAACACGGGCGCCGCATTTGAGGATTAAAAAACATTTGATATTCTATTTATATTAGAAGTTATCTATAGGAGGAAATTATTATGGCATTTGCCAACTTGCCAAACGGGCCGTCTTTCTGGGCTGCAGGAGACTCTGAACCAAAAAGGTCATACAGATATATACTCAATATAAACGGTATAGATATCTGGACTATTAAAACAGTCGCGAAACCTAATTTTTCAATCTCGGAGTCCAAGCATGCGTTCTTGAATTACGAGTTTAAATTTCCAGGAAGAGTTACCTGGCAAGACGTACAAGTAACTCTTGTGGACCCAATGATAAAAGATGCCACAGCTTCAATCTGGGCAATGCTGCAGACCTCAGGGTATGTGCTGCCTGATAAGATCACGGATCATTTAGATAATCCTGTAACAATATCGAAAAGAGCCTCCTCCTATGCTCTTAACGATCAGATCCTTATAAAGCAGGTTGACTCCGAAGGTAAGGGTTTTATTGAAGTTTGGAAGCTTTGGAACCCGTGGATAAAGTCCGTTAACTTCGGTAATTTAGATTACAGTTCAGACGAACTTGTAAATATACAGATGACAATTGCATATGACTGGGCTGAACTTAACCCACAGAGTGCAGGTGTCTTTGCTCCTTTCGGACAGGCTAGCGAGGATGCTGCTAATAGAGCAGCAGAGACAGCAGCTGGCCGACCAGGGGGCGTTAATTATAACCCGGCTGGCGGGTGATGTTTTTTAAAAAAGAGGAAAAATGACAAATAGAAACCAGCAGAGGTTGGGGCCGCCTCAGCATACACCACAACAGCCCCAAATGATACCCCCACCTCAAACGCAATCTTACAGTGCTCCGACTGAATTTGTTGATTTGCCGTCAAAGGGCGCCTTCTACCCAGAGGGACATCCTTTGTTTGGTCAAGGCAGGCTAGAAATAAAATTCATGACAACAAGAGAGGAAGACATATTAAACAGTCGATCTCTTTTGAGGGAAAATGAGGCAGTTAACAGAATGATTCAAAACATCATTGTCAATCCCGAAGTTGCTGTTGATTCCCTGCTTCCTGCAGACCGCAATGCTATAATGGTTGCTGCTCGCAGTTCTGGATATGGAGATATTTACAAGACTTCTGTCCGATGCGGAGATTGCGGAGAGTCTCACGAAAGAGAGTTCAATCTGCAGGAGATGAGAAACGTTAGAGATCCAGACCATGACGAGTCTATTTCGTTTGATAACGGCTTGATAGTCATGAGGCTTCCCAAGAGTGGGGCGACTGTCAATGTGAAGGTTCTGACTGTGGCCGATGAAAAAGATCTCACTTATGCTCAAAAGGTAAAAGAGAAAAACAACCTTCCAGATACTAGTATCACTGACTTGTTGACCACGATGGTTGTATCCATCAACGGCAACCCTGACCGTGCCTACATTGCATCTGCTGTTGCAGGTCTTCCAATTATGGATGCCCGCTTTATAAGACAGAAGTACGATGAGTGTACACCGCAGTTAGATCTCTCAACAGAGGTCGATTGTCCCCACTGTGGGGCGACTGAAAGGAGAATGATGCCGTTCACGGCTGATTTCTTTTGGCCTAAGTGATAAATACATAGAATCTGTATATGACAATTTCTTTTATTTAGTTTTTAAAGGGAATTGGAGCTTCTTTGAAGCTTACAGCCTACCAATTATGATACGTCAATGGTTTTTCCGTCGTCTTGAGAAACACTTTAGGCAAGAAAGAGAAGCAATTGAAAACGCTAAGCAAAAATAATCTATCTCTCTAACTAATTAAAGAGAGGAGAATTTATTATGCCTTCAGTTCGAGAAATTAGGCGCATGAGCGACACCCGCTCAAACCGCCGCACACTGCGCCGGTTTGTGTCCAATTGCGATGACAGAGAACTCCGGGGGGATCCTGAATGCAAAGCTGCTCAGGATAAGCTAAACCAGTGGAATGCCCACAGCGGTGGCGGCCCTGTTGGTGGCGGTGGCGGTGGCACTGGACGCGCCGGCGGTAGTGCCATTGGCCGCGGCGCCATTCCGTTTCCGAGTTTTGACACTCCGTTTATTCGACATCAAAAGAACCTCATGGTTCAACAGTTCAAAACTATTGATCGAATGGAAGAACAATTTCTTTCTCTGGACGCGGTGACCTTACAGTATAACAATTCTACAGGTCAGATGATAGGACACATGGGCCAACAGATTGGGCTCGCCTACGACGCCGAAGAAGCTTTCGGTAAATACGGCTCCGTAACTGAAAGAATGAGCAAACAACTAAGAGGGGTCATATCAGATCAGGCAGAACATGTCAAGTCTCAAATGGCATTGGCTGCGGGCTATAGCCGATTGTCCATGGAAGAGAGTAAGTACGAGACTTCTATGGGTTCTGCCATGGCAATCATGAATAAGATGGGAATATCTAATGAAGAGCAGGCAGAAATGATGGATATCATGGCCAGATCTCATGATTTAGGCGCGCAGAAAATAATGGATAATCAAATGGAAATGCTTTCGATGTCCACGGCTCTCGGCGTGTCTAACCAAAAGATGGCTAGTGACTTTCGAAACGCACAGTCTATGATGGCATATGATGCAACTAAGACTATGGAAGTTTTCAAAGGAATGCAAGCGGTTAGCAAGAGTACGGGCATCGCCCAGGGTGAATTGAACCAAACATTCGGCCAATCCATGGACACTTTCGATGGCGCTGCTTCTGTCGCCGGCCGCTTAAACGCCGCACTGGGCACTCAAATAAATGCAACTGAGCTTCTCCGTGCGGACGAACATGAAAGAATGATGATAATAAAACAAGCATTTGAAGATTCTGGTCGATCCGTTGATGACCTTCAGGGTAGAACAGGAAAATTCTTCCGCGATATGCTTGGCGATGCAATGGGAGGCATGAGCAGGGAGAACGTTGGACGATTCTTTAGAATGAACATGGACGAATATAAAATACACATGGACAGGATGCAAGTCGCTGCCGACAAATTTCAACCTTATGGTACAAAAGGGAATATTGAACAACAAGTGGAGGTCCTGGCAGCTGCTTATCAGAAGAGGATGGGCACCTTAACAAGAGCCCAAGAGGGTGTCAAGGGTGTGTTGGATGCTCGAATTGAAAGGACTTTTGATTCTATTGATTCGATGACCGCAGGCCAAAATGAAGTTTTTCGAGGGGTGGTGAGAACCATGGATCAGATTGACAAAGGAATGTCAGACACTGCTGCAAAAGTCATAGGCCTTTCAACAGCTTACGGACCCGGCGGCGCAGCTATACTTGGTATGACATCGTACACTCAGCATATCACCTCACTATCAAGGACTATGGAGCAGGTCCCTAGATCTATCGCTGAATCAATTACAGGCCCCAATGGCCTTGGTGCTGTCATCAGAGTCGGCGGCAGTCAGGTGGAGGGCGCCCTTGGAGGCTTGGTTAGGACTATTAACAATGCAGCCGCAGCAATCAGCAACAAGAGACCAACACAGTCGACCTTCACGGATGTCCCATGGGCTTATGATGGCGCCGCCCGGTCGAGGTATGAGCTTGGTCTGCACACGTTTGATCGCTCTGGTCCGACCATGCAAGGCCGCCAGCGTTTACTCCCCGGTCTGAGAATACCACCATGACAAACAAGGAGGATTAAGAAATGTATAGTGCAGATGCTGAATTATCAATTAAGGCTGGCTATGCGATTGAATTTCATCACATAGCCAGTTCTAAGACTGTTTATTTCAAAGGATATATAACTTCTTTTAACGACCAGTTCAGTGCAAAGTGGAATCCTGAAAGTATATATGGTAGAATGGACGACGTCATGACATATCAAAATACAAACCGCCGGATTTCAATGAATTGGGATATTGTAGCAGCAGATCATCAAGAAGCTGCAAGCAATCTTGCAAAGATCGAGGTATTATTGGCGATGTTATACCCGGTGTATGACAATGGTGTACACAACACCCTGCAAGCCTCTCCTTTGATTAAGGTAAAGTTTGCGAATTTGATCACAGCGGTCCCCCACACAGAGGCAGAAGAAAAGGCTGCAAATATGGGATTCGCGCAAGGTAGTGATGCCTTTAATTCTGGCGGCGCTGTAGCAGGCGGCGCCGAAGGGTTGGTAAGTTGTATCGATGGCTTCAATTATCAGCCAGATTTTGAACCTGGGGTTTTTATGGGACAGGGTCAGATATTGCCGAAGGTGGTTAAAATGAGCGCCAACTTTACAGTGCTGCATACCCAACCTCTCGGATGGCGCCCAGCAAAAAAGACAGGAGAGTTTGGTTTATCGGCTGGCTCGCAAAGATCGATGTCTAGACCGAAAGCGAAATGGAGAGGCTCAGCCCGATGGCCATATGGTATGGGCGGACTGATGCAGAAGATCCCCGGAGTTCCAAACAAGGGAAACGAGGGTATTGTCTTCGGGATGAAACAGGCGCAAGAGGCTGCAATCACAGGCGAACTAGACTCTTACGAGAACAGTGAAAAAATCACTAATTGGTTTGAGGAGGATTAAATGTCTAATAGATATGCAAATAGAGGCGAATTCGAAAATCGACATAAATTGTATCGCAACATGGCAAAAGCAAGAGGGGTTAATTTCTTCAACCATTATGATACTCCAACTTTTAAAAGCTTGGACAAGTTGGACTTTGCTAGGGTAAAGAAAATTGGGCATATATGGAATTTTGGAGACCGCTATTATAAATTGGCTTATCAATATTACGGTGACCCCTCTGTTTGGTGGTTGATCGCTTGGTTTAATCAGAAACCGACAGAAGCTGATTTGAAAATTGGAGACGCTATTTACATACCACTTCCTCTGGAAAGCGTCTTGAGTCTTTACAATGGGTAATAAAATATGACAGAATGCGCAGAATTTAGTAAACAATGTTTTTTAGCTTATAACCTTAGTCTTTACTCTCCGATTTATTTTCCATGGTCACAGAGTAGTAAACACATAAAATCACCACTCACTATAATGGATGGTGATCCGGTACATTTTATAAATCGCTTTATAAAATCAAAGGTTAAAGAGGAATTTCTAGACATAACCAATGATAAATTGGCACTACTAACACCAGAGATAAAACTTTATAAGACAATATATGCCGGAAAACCTCCAAAACCAGTGAAAGATATTCCGTTTATATTTAGGGATCATGTTGATTATGGTCGAATAGAGAGTATAATGAATTCGGCGTCTGGCCGTGCAGGCGGGTTTGGTATCAAAAGTTTGTCTGCAAATTTTCACGGCAAGACGGATATAGCAGCAGATAAGGTTATTGACGTAAATATAAGTTTCTTCGCACAGAATATAGATGAAATTTTCAAACCAGCCCCGAAAGGTTCGGCTGAATATATAGACTTAATTTCGTTTAGCCCTGGATCAAAAAAGAAGAAAAAGCCAAGTCAAATATCTAGTACCGGAGACTGTGCTGCTGTTCCCGTCGAAGAAATAGCCAATCCAATCGACTTTCAAGTGAAGTTGGAGATGGGCTGGGCGGTGCCAAAGCAGAGCGCTGAATATCTAGGTAAGGGCTTGTTCAAGGCGGTGCAGAAATCTAAAATGGTTATGCTCTTATCACTAATCGATCATGACATCAATTTTAATCAAGATGGTACAGTTGAATTGAACGTTAGATACATGGCGGGATTTGAAACTCTCTTTGATTCTTATCGTGCGGACATATTGAACATAAACAAACAACTGGCGGACAAATCTGGCGCTGCCTACTCTGCGGCCCTGGCTAAGACACCAACCAACGTCAAAGAGAGTATGGATAATCAAAAAATAACGGACCATGCTGCTTATTCTGCGACAAAGGCAGGAAAGGAATTCAAACCCAGTAATTTTAAGTTGCCATCAGATGAGAAAGAGAGGCAAGCAGCATTGAAAAGTCTCGCTGTTGACGAAGCATCAGGTGCTTTTAGGAGCAAGATCAGCGACATAATGCAAGAACAAACAGTGGTAAGATATTTACAGAGATCCAACATAGAGAAGCTAATAAAACATATAGAATCAAAAAATGGGATATTTATAGCGTCCATGGACGACGGAGCAATGCAAAAATATTCAGACAAGATATGCCAAAAAAGATCTGAAATTCAAACTGCCTATAAAATAGGTGCCACCAAGGCGAACATCGATGCGTTAAAAGATGAAATGTCCCTTCTGGCGCGCCAACGCCCAAAAGGTGGAGCCGGAACTTCTACAGGTGCAGACACCGCAGCTGAAGTAGCAATGGGCCAAGTGGACAATGCAATACAAAAATCTAATGCTGCGATGATAAACAATAGGAATAAAAAATCTAAAGTAACTTCAGGCCAGAAAGCCGTGGTCGTGCCAGATTTAAAAGATCCTTATAATGATTATATACCTTATGTATATTTTGGAGATCTAGTTGATGCTGCACTGACTATGATAAGCGGACCAGATTCGTTACCCGGTGACGCTTTAAAGTATCGTGTGATTCTAGGCCCAATGACTTTTAAAGACCCATCAACTGGTAAAAAGATGAACATAAGCTTGGCGGATATTCCAATAGCACTGCCAGATTATATGGAGTGGTTGAACGCTAACATAATTGGTAGAAACAGAAGAAGCATGACATTTAAAAAGTTCTTGGAAAGGACAATAAAGGAGTTGGTTATTCGATCTTTAGGTAGAAATTGCTTCCTGCCTGATAATGATCACACTAAAAACATAAGAAATGACCTAAAACTGGGCATGCAAGAGGTCATAATTGCTGGCAAGAAGGATGGTAAAGATCCGCTTCACAAAAAGAGTCGTGTCGACGTCGAGACGTTTACAAATAAGATTTATAAGCACGATAGTATGGAGCTTATTGGAGTTGATACTAAAAAACTTTGGAGATACTTGCTAGTTTATGTGCACGCCAGTGATCCTTCACATATGACAGGTGACATGTCAAAAGATAAAAGGAATGGAATATATCATTTTTCCTTGGGCCGTGACCGCGGTCTCATTAAAAATATTTCTTTTTCTAAAGTAGACATGCCCGGTTTTAAAGAGATGAACATTGTAGGTTCTGATAATCCAATGTCGCAGTTAAAGTTGCCGTACAATGCTAATGTGAGCATGATAGGGAATACGTTTTTTCTCCCCGGCGCCCAAATTATGATAAACCCTTCAGTGGCGGCGCTTGGAGACCCCAGATCCCCAAGTTCGTACGCGTCCAAACTTGGACTTGGTGGTTATTACATTATCACTGCCGTCGACCATCAGATCAATGGTACAAAGTTCGAAACACAATTGAAGGCAATCTATACGGGGTGGCCACAAGCCTGTTCACCACCAGTTAGTCCTGCCAAAAACTATCCGTGGAATAAAAAAGAAGGCAAAAATCTCGGAACTGAAAGCAGTCCAGATCAGACCCCGGAAAGCACAAAACAGGAAGGTTCCCCACCCGCTCCAGAAACTTTGGGTCGTGATGCTGAAGAGAAGTTGGTGGATGATGCAAACCTGGCCTACCAAAAAGCTGCGGCATCAGGCGATCTAGTTGGCGATGAAACATCAGAAGACTTGGATTATGGAATGAACCCGATGTCGACGAACAACGCGTTCGCCGGCCGCACTCCTCCGTCTCCATCGATTCCGGATGAGATAAAGAGTATAAAAGAGCAGCCGCCAAGAATAGTCGCTGAATTGCTTGAGAAAAAGCGCGGCGCCGACTTTGGCAACTTGTGTCTTGAATACCTGCAAAATATTCAAGCCGGCAATCACAATTTTCCAATAGCAGCCAAATTGATTGCTCTGGACGCGATTCCAAGCTCATTCAAGTCAACCATGGGGAATCGAGCAGACGTCAGAATTGTGGAAGTGACTTTCCAGTACGACAAGCAGGTTCACCGAGCTGATCAGAGGTATAGAGAATCCAATGTAGTTGATCGCTGGCACGACACCGATATCCATGCCCGCCAGGATGAACGTGACCGATTTCTAGATAAATCACTTGGGTATGAAAGGGTCACGACTACTTATATTATGTATTGCTATAGAAATGAAAGGTACGGTTGGGTTATATACGACGTAGCTACGGGGAGTATCTAAAAATGACTTCAGGAATTTTTTATGCAAATAATTCGATTAATGCCAAAGATCTTTTTGAATCGAGAAAAAGATACAAAGAAGAAGCTATACCTAAAAAGAGTAAGATAGCAACGCTAGATCTTTGGTATGATAAAAATTTATATGGGCGCGTCGACAGGGAAGGTGACGCGGTCTGCTTGATGGAGACTGATGGTGCAACTACAGACTATACGGTTAACGGCGTCGAAGCTGTGAATTTTGTTGTTAGAGCTTTTAATGATCTTAACGAGCATTATAAAGAAAGTGTTTCAAGTGGGGTAATGGATTACATTAAAGGTTATGACGACATAAGACTCAAAAAGGGCATCGTATCCCCTAGTGAGGCTTATTATAGTCACCTGAGGTCGGTTAAGACGTTTTTTATAGACACGTTTCTTAAAAGACACAGCGAGAAGATTCTAGACTTTCGCTCTATGGTAGAGTGTTTCTATCTGTTTGTAGAAAAGCATGGAAAAACTTTTCCTGTTACAAAGACGGGGTTTACGCTGTCTGGGAGGTGCCCACCAAATGTCACAGGGTTAAAGCTAGACTTTGAGTTGTTTGATCCGGCCGATGATGAACTTAAAAAGTCTTTTCTTGAGGATGAATGTCATTTCATATACTTTTCAAACTTGTGTGCAAGATATGGGTTTTTCGTGGCTAAAAATTCACCTTGGAAGCTCGTGGCCAACCTCGCTTCGGAAAGGATGAACAGGTATGTAAACAGATTTAGGTCTGAAAGGGGGATAGAGAAATCTCCTCTGGATGGCTCAGCCGGCCAGGTGTTTGAGGAGTTTTATGTCAAGACAATGTTTGATGATTTTTATGACCTAATCAGGTTCTTGGAGACTTGTTATGTCGAGTTTGTAGAATCTGATCCGTTTTTTCTTAAGCCGGTCTTTAAAAATGGTCGCACGGATCAATGTAAAACAACACGAGCTGAACTAAGAAGAGAACATCCGTCATATTTTTTCTTGGTTTTGTTAAAGACTAGGCTGGCAGAGACGGCACTTACTTATAAGGTGGGAGAACCTGAGTTGTTGGCGACCTGGAGAGAGGCTTTGGATGTCGCCCAGATGCAAAATCTTGATGCTGGAATTAAATTTATAAGTGATTTCGTCAAAAGTCGCAATTTAAATTTGCAAATTTTGCTGAACAACAAATTAGAGCTTGACAAAATCTCAAAAATTGGTAATATATATAGATATGAACCTCCCGCAGCCCCAAATCAAAAAGTTGGAATCGTTTCAGACGGTCACACATCAAGGAAGATGCCTAGGGTCGCTAATCCTCGCGACAATCAATCACGAAATCCAGAATATTGAATTTCGACCCGGCCCTCCACCCGAGGATGTCTTTTACACATGGAAATATAAAACATATATGAAAAGGGGTTTTTATGAATATGGCTATGTTCTGTCTGGGGGGGTGTCACTACGCGATTTGTGCCCGGCCCACCTGCTTGATGAATTTGAGACCTTCGAAGAGAAAATTAAAGCCCACTGCCGCGCTCTCAAGGAAGTAAAAATGCCTGTTGGCGACGTTCCGATTTTTGAATGTATCCCAAGAGCTTTGTTTCTTGAGTGGGAAAAGGTTAAAGCTAAGATAAATAATTATTTACTCGCTTCTTCCGAGCGGCCTAAGAATTTTAAATTTCTTTGTAGGTTGCATGAGTTTTTGACATCCCTGTCAGCGCGCCAAGTAAAAGTGGACCTTGGAAACATTTCTAATGTAGAGAAGAGAACATTGGCTACGCTTAAGAGTGCGCGCACACGAATTGAATATGATATGTTCGGCACAAAAACAGGCAGGTTGTCTACTTGTAAAGGTGGTTTTCCAATTTTAAATTTGCGAAAAGAACACCGCACATGTCTTTCTCCGAATAACGACTTCTTTGTCGAGTTAGATTACAACGCTGCAGAACTCAGAGTTTTGCTGTCGCTGAATGGAAAAAGCCAACCCCAACATGACATACATGAGTCGAACGCAGAAAACGTGTTCAAAAGCTCCAGAGAGCAGGCCAAGATTAAGGTTTTTTCTTGGTTGTATGACGATAACAAAACCAATAAAAAGTTAGAAGAAATATACAACAAAAAGAAGATAAAAGAACAGTTTTACGATGGCTATAGGGTGCACACACCGACCGGCCGAATTCTAGATTGTAGCGATAGGCACGCCATAAATTATTTGATACAGTCAACGTGTAGTGACATCCTGCTGGATAGAGCGATGGATTTGGATGAATTTTTGGAAGGCAGTAGGTCCAAGGTGGCGTTCGTTATGCATGACTCTGTTTTGATAGACTTTAGCAAGGAGGATTTTAGAAAGTTGAAGAAAATGAAAGATTTAGTGAGCAGTACAAGTTTAGGTGACTTTGTAACAAATGTCAAGATTGGTACCAATTTTGGAGAGATGAAGGAGTTGATTGTATGAACCTAGTCGCGTTAGGCAAAGCAGCCATTAACATCACTTCAGGTTTCGCGTCCTATGATCAGTATAAGATCTATAATATTGGGCTAAAGTCAGATGGGGATGATATTTTCCTGCAACTAATGGAGAGAGGAACTCCCGAAGGATATGAGAAGCTTCCAAGCTCCGCAGCAAAAAAACTCAGGTCCATAAAGGGGGAAACAATGATGGTTGTGTGTGGCACTAGCACCGTTGCAACCGCCTCTTTGGTGATTTTAGAACAGCTTGTAAAAAGCGCCCCGACGGTGTCGGTGGTGTATGTAAAGCCAGATGTCGAATTTGCTTCAGAAAACGAGAGAGCTCAAGAGAGGGTCGTGCGCTGTGTGTTGCAAGAATACTCTCGCTCAATGCTGCTGAAAGAATTAATAATTTTAGACAACAATATTATGGATAGAGTAGCCGGCCCAGGCCCGATTTCTAACTTACACGAAAGGGTCAACGACCAGATAGTTCGTGTAATTCATCTATACAACGTCTATAATAATACTCGACCTGTGTTTGGAGAGATGTCGAACACACCTGAGATAAATAGAATACTTACCTTTGGAATTACGAATCTTGAAGATGTTGAAATAAAAACACTGTACAACCTTAAAGAAATCACGGATGTGAGATATTATTTTGGTGTGAACAAAGATAAGTTGACGGACCCGAATTTAAAATATGAAATAGTTGATTTTATTCGGAGATCAAAAAAGTCAAATTGTTCTGGATATTCGGTTTTCGAAAATTTTGGCCCCGAAAATTTTGGGATTTTGACTTTTTACTCTTCAGAGCCAGAAAGTTCTTGACTTTTGAAATCGGATTTCGTATAATATATAAAGTCGCTCAACGGAATATTCGCTGTTGGGTAGTTAAAAATAAAAAAACAAGGAAGGATAAAATAATGGGAATTGATTTAAACAAGATGAAAGCAAAGTTGGAGTCGCTTAGTGGAGGAAGAAAGTCTTCAACTGAGTTCTGGCGCCCAGAGGATGGAGAGAACAATGTACGCATTGTGCCCACTCCAGATGGAGATCCCTTTAAGGATTACTGGTTCCATTACAACCTGGGAACCTCAGGGTTTCTTTGCCCAAAGAAGAACCATGGAGATGACTGCCCAGTGTGCAATTTCGGCAACAAGCTCTGGAATGAGGGCACTGAAGAGTCAAGGAAGCAGGCAAAGGACCTCTTTGCCAAGCAGAGGTTCTTTTCACCGGTTCTTGTCCGCGGACAGGAAAGTCAAGGAGTTAAGGTTTGGGGATATGGAAAGATGGCATATGAACAGCTTTTAAATATTGTTCTTGACCCTGATTACGGGGATATTACAGATCCGGAAGAAGGTAATGACTTGAAGATCACCTACGGAAAACCACCAGGAGCACAGTTTCCGAGAACGGACCTTCGCGCTCGCCCACGCAAAACGGTTCTCTGCGATGACGCTGTCGGCGGCGATGATCGCTGCGCTGAGTTGTTAGAGAAGATTCCTGATTTTGCGTCTCTCTTTGAAAGAAAGACGACAGAAGAGGTCTCACTGCTTTTGGAGCAGTATCTTGCAGATGAAGATGGCAGAGAGGATATTGAAAAATATTCCGGTCCCGTGGAGACAGATGCAGATAAGGTCTCAGACGCCTTTAAAGAACTCCTCAACGGTTGAGTTAGATAAATGGCAAAAGTAACTAAGTTAAAAACAGGAAAGCTATCTCCAGGTCAGATTCGAGCCCTTCTCCACAAGGAGAAGGGTGACGCAGTATCTTACGACCTGTCAGGTGCTAACCCTACTGAGGTAACCGAATGGATTCCTACCGGTTCAAGATGGCTCGACTCTATCATATGCAAGGGTAAGTTAGCAGGAATACCGTTAGGCAAGATAGTGGAGATCTCAGGCTTGGAGGCTTCTGGTAAATCATTCATGGCTGCGCAGATTGCAGCCAACGCACAGTCGATGGGTATCGACGTGGTTTATTTTGATTCCGAGTCCGCTCTTTCTGGGGATTTTTTGGTAAGAAGTGGTTGCGATCTAGAGAATTTACATTACATCCCAGCTAGTAGCGTTGAGATGGTTCTTGAAACTATTGAGCGGCTATTAGAGACAGATAATAAGTGGTTGTTTATTTGGGACTCTTTAGCTATGACACCTTGCAAAGCAGACATTGAGAGTGATTACAATCCTCAATCAACAATGGCTGTTAAGCCAAGGGTTTTGTCTAAGGGGTTTCAAAAGCTCACAGTACCACTAGCTAAGAAGGATGCAACAGTGCTAGTTCTGAACCAGCTTAGGACTAACATCGGTGCACGTACCCCTGCTGAAGCGCTAATAAATCCCTATTTTACCCCTGGAGGTAAGACGGTAGAGTATATATATTCACTTAGGGTGTGGCTGACTGCTAGAAAGGCGAAGGCATCTTATTTGGTTGACGAAAATGGATACCGCATAGGCACAGAAGTCACTGCCAAGATTAAAAAATCTCGATTCGGTTCTGAAGGTAGGACGTGTAAGTTTAAGATCTTGTGGGGCGATTTGGAGTCCGTAGGCATTCAGGACAGGGAAAGTTGGTTTGATGCGATTTACATTTCGGATTCGCTTAAGCAATCTGGCGCTTGGTTTTCGTTGGTTTTTGAAGATGGCACCGAGAAGAAGTTTCAAAGAAAGAACTGGCTGGAAATGCTGCAAGACCCCTCTTTTGAGAAAAGGGTCTTGCAAATTATGGATGAAGATGTTATAATGAAGTTTAAGGATCGTTCGGGAGCTGCAGCAAACTATTATGATGAAGAGATCCCTCCTGTTGAAAGCTAATATCCTCCCTAAATAGTTTTCAACACACGAAACACCCTAAGTAAAAAACTTAGGGTGTTTCTTTTATTTTGAAGGTGAAAAGAATGAATGATAGAATAATGATAATTGACGCCCAGAACTTTTTTTTGAGATCATATATAGTTGATCCAAGTTTGGGTTCTAATGGTAATCCTGTAGGGGGTTCCAAAGGTTTTTTAAAGAGTTTAAATAAGCTGGTTCGAGATATTGAACCAACAGGTATTATCGTCGTGTGGGACGGCGAAGGCGGATCTTCAAGGCGAAGATCGGTGAACAAGGAGTATAAGAGCGGCCGAAAACCACCCCGATTGAATCGGTATGAAAACAACCTAACTCCAGAACAGATCTATGAAAATA